CTCATAACTTTTTCAAGTTGTTCAATTCGTTTTGCATAGACAGTTCTTTGAGTCGGATCTAGTTTCGGGGGAGTAATTTCCTTTAAGCGTCCTTCTTCCTGTTTAAGCTGACGCTTGAAACTCTCCTTGTCCCTGATTTCATTCCAAGAAATCGGATTAGACAGCACATCTTTCATGTTGCTAATCTGACGCTTGCTGGTTTTTCTTTCTTCAGCAGTCGAATACTTTGTGGCCATATGATTTTGCCTCCTAAATTAAACTATTAGATCTTTTTAGCAAATGAAGCCTTTTCAGTCCCTCGATGCGTACCGAAGGTTGACGGCATAAACTGTTTACCCCCTCGTCCAATTTCATGCGGATTCAGAGTAGGTTTCTTGGGCTTCAACCGTTTGTTTTTAGTGTTTTTGAATTTTTTCATAGTTTCTTATTCCTTAACAGCATGGACATATATAGTAATTAGAAGATAGGAAGGGGCCAGTAGACCCCCTCCAAGAAAACAATTATGAGGAAGCTGTTCCTTCCAGCATACCTGTTTCTGCATCTGCGTTTACACCGTAATTCTCGTAGAGTTGACAATCATTTGCTGCACTAATGAATGTCACCTGTCCGTTAGTAGCAACACGAATAGTGTTGTACCGAATCGAACCATCTGTAGTAGCAACCAGAGTAATACCAAAATCATTGGCATTGTAGTTGTCCATATCGTTTCCTTCAATGAACACTCTGGTACAAGCTGTGGTTACATTCTCAATAGGTGATACTGAGAAGTCGCCATACAGGATGTTATTTTTAATAACAGGATGATCTGAACCGATAATCCTAATACAGGCAGCAGGACCAGCATCCGTAGTAGATCGGAATAAACAATCTTCTACGGTGAGGTCATCAGCATTAGCGTCACCAAGGACACCAACAACTGCCTGACCGCCTGAGTCTGCCATCACTACTTCAGACTTTTTCAGCGTGAAGTTAGCAGCATTAACATCAATACCGCCAGCAACCGCATCAATACCTGTCAGATCAAATATCAGATTTTCAAAAGTGATATTCGCTGCATCAATATCGATATCGGCTGTAGTGGCTGTCGTGACGTTAATTGTCGGTCTGGCAGATCCTTCACCAAGTCCCAGAACATGAACACCAGCGATATCAGCGTCAATACCAGCAGCAGCGGTTACGGACTCGCTGTGACCGGGAAGAACGATAACAACGCCATTGCTGGAAACTTTTGAGCCATCAAATGCTTCAGCAAGAGTCGCTAGAGGTTGTTCTGGATTGGTTCCATCATTATCATCAGATCCAGTATTTGAATCTACGAAAATGGGTTGTTGAAAAAGGGCTTTAACGGGAAGTCCACCAATAAGTGGAAGTCCTCTTACCCTTCTAACTGTAGCCATTTTTTTTCTCCTTGCAAGTTACTGCTGTAGGGGGCCAAGAGCTACCCCCTACATAGTTGAACGTGAGTTAGCTGACTTGTCCGCCAAGAATGAAACGCCAGTCGCCATAGCCTAGTGTATAGACCATGTATCCACGGTATTTCGCTTGGATAGTATCAAAATCTTCTATCCTAGCAAATTCTGCGGTGACTTTATCAAACCAACGTAGCGATTCTTTCATCTCAGGACGGTTACAAACAAACCAGTTGTTTGTATCAGTCAGTCGAATCCAGTCCACTACTTCGTAGCGACCGGACTCAGTGTTAACATTACCTTCTGCTGTGTCCAAACCAGTTTTGGTACGCACAATCTCGTCTGCTCTGTCTCTCAGATCAACTGGAACCAGAAGCATACCAGGAACGTGACCGTCTATGGGTTGGCCAGCAGCATCCTTAAACTTCCTGAACTGGGTATAGGCACTTCTCAAAGCTGTTGGGCTAAGAGCGGAAGTGACAAGGTTGTCAAATCCAGTAGAAGTACTGACACCAGAACGGGTAGTCGTATGGGAATTAGTACACAACGATACAGCCTCAGAATGGTTGTAGAAAGTTGTGTCATTTGAGAAAGCATTGTTAAAAATACGGGCTGCATGAACTTGTCGAGTTTGACGTGCTGAACGAGCCAGCAGTCTAAAACGGGTATCAATGATACCGAATTGGTCAAACTCTACCAACAGTCTTTCGACTTCTACGCCTTTGGCGTATTCTCTGTGTGTTGCAGAGACATCGTACTGTTGATCGGGACCGTCATAATTAACGGCTCCACTAAATTCATTATACAGGCCCATTGGTGACAGAGAACTCCACCGCTCAGTCAACTGAGAGGGAGTTTCCATGCTGTAGAATTCAGGAATACGATCCTGTTCTTCAGCAAATTCACCGTCTGTAATTTCCCGAAACCTTGGATCAAGGACATCAGGAAATCCAGCGGTAGTCAATGGATTAGCCATGATTTAGATTCTCCTTTAGGAAATTACAAAGCCGTACTAGAGAAAACGTGATCTACAAAATAGGTCACAAGTTCTACTAGTGGCTGACTAGGATTTTGTATTGTAACACCGCCCTGATTGGGACTAGATTCATCAATCAGTACATCCCATACCTGGAGATCACCCGTATCGGGAAGATCTACACCGGCACCGAGTACTCCGACATATTGATCGAATGTAGTCGTAATCTCCAGACCTGGGCCATTATTAACAGCAAAGGTGCGAAGATAAGTATCGTTTTGGGCAATATCGTTATCAAAGGGAACGACAACCGCAGTTGAAGTGTTATCTGTGTGAGCATCAATAATCCTGACTGCTCCGATGTTATTACCGGATAGGCCAACAAGGTATCCACCCACAAATTCGGATGTCCCTACATCGGTATCTGCCAGTGTAAGACCAGCGGATTCACCAGTAGGTTCTGTCATAATGACATTATTTGCTGAACCAGCAAAATCAGTATCACTACCAGTTCCACCCGAAACTTTTCCCCTTACCAGTTGGTGAGGAGAGAAAGTACATTTAACCATAACTTCTGCGGAGTTTTCGCCAGTTCCCTGAGTAGTTGAGTATGTTCCAGCTTCAAGACTGATACCAATGGCTTCAGTCTGGTCATTGACCGCTGCATCAGTAATCTCAGCATTTCCGGTTAGAGGGGATTTAACCACTATCTGACCTGCAATAACTGAAGTACTAATGCGGAATCTACGAACATATTCTCCACCACCACCGAGGATGCCAGCAGAATACATATTATTTACTCCTTTTCATCATGTTGTAATAGTTTTGTGAACTAAAGCGTTTGTCTCGCTCTACACTTAACAAGATCTTTCCGGTAGTGGATGTCTCATGCCAGAATCCGGTACACACGATCATGGTTGAAGAACAACCATCACAATCTGTGACTTCTTTAAATCGAGTGTGTGGGAGATAGGAGTATTTTTTCCACCAGTCTCCATAGCGATTCCGACAGTTAGGACAGAGGGAAACGGATTTCCTTCTAGCCACAAAGTCATCCATCCAGGCAGCACCAAGCTGCCTTTGCGGTTTGATGACAGTCATATAACGACTTTGTTTTTCCAGCTTGGGAGCCATCTTCTGATGGTTAATTGTCCTGAGTTTACTCAGGTACTCCTTAACAGGAACTCGTCCAACTGTCTTAATGTTTACTGTAGGTTGCATAGACAAACGTGACCCTTCAGAGTCAATGCCTCACAACACCTAGTCTATTCAGCAGAACGCTGAGTAGTGCCTCGCTCTAGGTGGGTTTAGGATCTAACCTGCCCCTTTCCAGGGTGGGATTAGATCACCAGCTTTCCCCCCATCTGCCCAAGCTGGTGAGTGGCAGAACCAACACCCTTGGGAAGCTGACGTATAGATAGTCTTATCCTGTCCTGCGGAAGAAGTTTGATCGCTGGCTGTCAGATTCGCCTCGTAGGTGCCTCCCCTTGGCGTTCTGGACATCCTGTTGTAACTTCCACAGACAGAACAACGAATAAGTTCTGTACCTTTAAAGTCAGATGGAGGTTTATTATAGTAGCTTTTCAAAGTTTAATTTAACTAATGGAATAGACATTATATCAAATTTTTAGAGATAAGTAAACATAAATCTTACTAAGCCCTTCTTTTCTTGATCTTTCTTGTTGCAGCAGCCGCCTGTTGCTTACCTTTTTTGGTGTATGGATACTTTTTCTTTTTACCGCTTTTCGTTTTTACGATTGGCATAGTATTCTCCTAATTAATAAGCTCTACATCCACATTATTAGTTTCCAGTTCAATCCAAACTCTTGCACCGCAACTCAAAGGCTTATGAGGACTGTAGATCACTTTTGCAACTTCAACACCATCTTTGGTTGTCAAAATTACTTTACGGGCATAGTTGTTGTCCTTATATGTTTTCACAGTTAAAACAGGTTCGTCAGTACCTAGTTTGGTATTCTTACGAATCTTGTGCTGATTAACGTGAATTATCTTTTTCAATAAA